CTGACCTTGGCCATGCCGACGGCTAGGTTGTTCTCCGCCTTCTGGCGCTCCAGCTCCTTTTCGTACTCGGCCTTGAGGAGCCCCATCTCCTTTTCGTGCTGCAGCTTCTGCTGCTGGATCGCCGCGTCGGCCTGGGCTTTCTCGTTGAGCAGCCGTTCCTCAGCCTGCGCCTTGATGACGATCGCCTGAGAGTTGGCCTGCGCCTGCATCTGCTCCTGTTGGATCTTGGCCTGCGCCTTCAGCATCTCCGGATCAGGCGGTTTCGGCGGCGGCAGCGGGCTGCCCGGTGGCGGGCCTTGTCTGGGATCAGCGAAGAAGCTGCTCTTAAAGCCCGCATTTTCCTGCAAGGCCTTCAGCGCGTCGTAGACATTCTGCGGGTACACCAGGGGCCCGCCGACACCACCCTGCTGCTGCACGATGGTCCCCTGCAGTTGGATCACCTGCATCAAATGCTGCAATATCTGGTCGCGGTTGCCGGTGCCGAGCCCTACCGACACCGTCACCGGCATCTCCTGCCGCCACTCCCTGGGGTCGACATTCAGCCAGCCGCCAGTCACCCGGATGATGCGTTCCTGCTGCTGATTTTTCCGAATGAGGCGCATCACCCCACGCATCAGTTCTTCCACCCCGTGAGCGAAGATCCTGGCAAACAACTCCACCCGCTGCGCCGCCGATTGCTGCAACATAGCGATCGAGGCGGCGGCGGTGTTGTTCAGCGCGTCCGGGCTGATCATCTGGCCTTGAGATGATATGCCTGTCCTGAGCTGGGCGATCTCGTCCAAATATTGGACTAATGGGAAGCTCTTATCCGCAGTGAACGGGATCATCATCGGCTGGACGCCGCCCAGCCTTCTGGTCCTGACGATCCCGCCGGGCCGGAGAGTTAGAAGATCGTCGTAAGTATTCTCATTGACACTATCGTCACCGACCTCGATGCGGGGCCAGTTGGACAGGAAAGCGTTGTCAATCATCTGCCGGATCAAGGTCGACTTGATCAATTGCAGATCCATCGTCAGATCGGCGAGAGACTGCCCGACCAACTTATGAGAGGCGGGGATCGGGCAGATGCTGATAAACGGCACCTCGTCGACGCACTCGACCGCCGCCTTGCCGTCTTTCGTTAGAATGACCATGCCGTTACCGGCGGTCATCACCCGGTAGAGTTCAGATGTCTTGCCGCCTTCGTCGAACTCCTCGACCGCTAATTTGCAGTAGTTCTCCTCGACCCAGATCTCCCTGCGGCTGCCCTTGGCGTTGCCATGCGGCCAGTCCTGCTCCTCGCTATGCCGCTCCACCCGCTCCATACTGAACTCGGCACTATCGTCCATCGGCACCAGGTCGAGGCACTCCTGGTCGTAGCCCTGCTGGACGAGATCGCTATAAGTCCATCTGCGCCGGTGGGACAGGAACGGGATATCGCCGCGTTTGGCCCGGCGGGAGAATAGGATCTCCTCCGGCGGCACGTTCTGGATGCGCACAACACCGTGCTCGCGGGTAACCCGCAAGGTACAGTCGTACAGCTCAACCGGCGGAGGCGGTAGTGATGGCAGCATCGGCTGCGACGGCGCACCTGGAGACAGCCCGGCAAGCCCTGGAGGCGGCGGCAGCGGCCCTGGCATTGGCCCGGGACCAACTCCGCCAGGAAGACCACCCATTCCCGGAACACCCGGACCTGGCGGCAGAGGCCCTGGGGCGGGCATGGCAGGCGGTCCTGGCTGCCCGATTGGCATCGGGGGAGGCAACGGCATGGGCGCGGGTGGCGGCACAAAAGGCCGGTCCATCGTGAACTCGTCCGCGTCCTGGGTGTATTTCGTCAGCTTGACGACTTCGATGTCTTCGTCATCGCCCAAGAGCGCGTCATATTGCTCCTTGGTCAGTCCTGTATACGTATAGGTCTCGGTGGTCTTCTGGGTGTCCCAATAATACTTTACCCAACCCAAGCGTTCCAGTAGAGCATCCTTAAACCAATCGTGGAGCAACATAAACCCGTTATTGTCGCTCATCAGGGTGTAATTAAGAAAGTCGGTTGCCTGCCTGGCAATATTTTCCATCCCCGGCCGCGGCGGCTCGACAATGCACAGCTTGTCCGATGCCGTGAAGATCCGGATAAGCGCCGGAATGACCCACTCCACCGCCTCCAGCACGGTGCGCATGACGACCTGGCTGCGGTCCGCCACCTCGTTGCCGAACGGCTCGCCGTTGTAATACTTCATCGCCTCCATGCGATCGTGGCTGAGCTGCCCGCCATCCTTGCCGAGGGCGCTGTCCAACTCTTCCTGGATGATCGACTTGACGTTCTCCTCATCCAGTTCGTCCAGATCGAGACCCTGGACGATCTCCTGCGGGCGTTCCGGCTGCCGGCGTCCTCCAGGACGCATGCTGCCCGGCAGATCGTCGCCGGCAAAGGCGCTCCCCAGGGTCCGGTAAGCGTCGCTCATCAGCGGCCCTTTTTGCCCTTCTTCTTCAAGATCCCGGCCCCCTTGTCAGCCTGGTTAAAATCTTTCGCTACCGACTGCGGAATGCCGACCTTCTTGGCAAAGGCCGGGTTGTGCGCCGCCGCGGCCATCGTCTTAGCTTGCTTCTTAGTTCTTGACGGCATACCATCGTGCTCCATTGCGCTAGAGGATAATGACGCATGCCACAGCGCGGCTCCAGAACTGTTGTAAAAATCTGCCCCTGCGGCTGCGGAAATCAAATTCCGCCCCGTATCGACAAGAAAACCGGACGAGTTAGCATTTATCCAAAATTCATATCTGGGCATGGCATGCGAGCTAAAGCCGACCGACAGCGCGGCGTCTCCGTAAGAATACCGCGACCCATCGGAGCATCCCGCCTGCACTATTCCGGCCCGGGTATGGTCTATCGCATGATCAAAACTAAGACAGGGTGGAAGTATGAGCATCGCGCCGTCATGGAAACTATGATCGGACGCCCGCTCGAAACCTGGGAGCACGTCCATCATGTCAATGAAGATACGCTCAATAATTCCCCCGAAAATCTTAGACTAACCACCCGATACGCTCATCCTGGCATTCACGTCGGTCTTATCGGGTGGGCCAGAAAACATGACCGCTGCACCGACTGCGGCGGGACCAGTCGGCAGCACGTTGCCCTCGGCCTCTGCACCGCCTGCTACCAACGATCCCGCTATCCCAATCAGCGCGCTCCGGGCGGCCGACCCGGCCCACGACGCGCCTCGCGCTCTTCGGTGTGGTTGACCTCCGGGCCGTAGAGATCGCCGTGCAGCTCCTTGCCCTGGACGCGCTCGACCAACTCCTGGACGGTCTTCTCTAGCTTCTCGATCCGCTCCGTCAGGCCCTGCAGCATCGCGCTGTCACTCGCACTCATCTCTGCTCCTAAAAAGGAAAGGGCGCCACGAGGCGACCTCTTGTTCCTACCGCTTCGGTTCGGCGGTCGGGGGGAGCCCCTGATCCGGCCGCGGCGGAGCTCCTTGCCCCGGCGGGCGATTGGCCGGGTGACCGGGCTGGCCCGGGAGAGAGTTGTCCGGCCGCAGGTTCAAGTCGACGCAGACATAGCGCCAACCCACCCCGGGAATGCCGACCACCACCCAAAACTCGCCATCCGGCAAACTCTCCGCCACCGGCGGCCATACCGTCCCCGGCGGCGGCTTGGTGCTGGCGTCCGGCGGGATCGGCAACCACGGATGCCCCGGAGAGGCCGGCGGCCAGATCCCCGGCGGCGGCTCGGGCAGGCTGTTGTCAATCTGCCCACCGGGCGGCAAGCCCTGGCTCGGGTAGCCACCGCCCGGCAGCGAATTATCCGGACGCCCGGGATCGCCCTGGCCATAACCCGGGTCAACCGCGCCGCTGGTCTGGCGTACCCGGATCGGGCTATTTGATACTGCGACGTAAGCCATTGTTACTTCTCCTGTTGCGGTCTCTTATAATAAGATGCGCCGCCGGTTTTGAGGGAGCCTAACGATGCCCGAACGTACACGTAGTGAAGCCGAGGCGAAGAAGGAATACATGCGCCAATGGCGCCTCGAAAACGCCGAGCACTTGCGCGAATATCAGCGCGAATACGACAAAAAGCGCGCCGGGCGGGTACGCAGCGAAGAACAAAAAGAACGTGATCGTGCATGTAGCCGCAAATACGCAAAAAATCGCTGGGCTAATGATCCTGTATTCAGAGAAAAGTCGCGTGCCCCAGCCACTAAACGCATGAAGACCTGGAGAGCAGCCAATCTGGAAAAATCACGAGAACAGAAAGTCGCGTCCGAGCACCGGCGCCGCGCGCGCAAGGCCGCCACCGAGAACACCTTTACCCTGACAGAATGGCAAATCCTTCGCGCCCGCTCAAAACATTGCCATTGGTGCAAAACACCATTTACCGCCAAACTCCGTCCAACCCACGACCACATCATTCCATTTTCCAAGGGTGGCGGCAACACACTGGCCAATAGTTGTTGTGCTTGTCGGCAATGTAATACCAGGAAACAAGCCACTTTACGCAATCCAACTACCGGGCAACTGATATTGCTGTAAATCAGACTATGCCCATAGCAGGGTATTTCAACTTTTGCGGCCGTCCTTGCGGCATCTCATAAGCAATGCACATAAGTCCAAATGCGTCAGCGCCATTTGAACTCCAGTCGTGCTCAGGTCCAAGTCCAACATCTCTAATATCTTCTGATTTCTTTTCGTGATACCAACCTAAGGCATCTCTTCCCGCTTCGGTGGTTTCCTCGTTAAACCAAACAGACGGAAATAACCTGCGCGCCGCTTCAATCCGCATCTTGGCGGCACCGCGGCCCTGATTGGGAATTACATCCACTGGAAATCCTGCCTGCCGGAAAGCACTCTCAAAACTTACGTCATAAATCCTGTCGTGCGTTGCACCATCATGCGGCAAATAGATTTGCGACTTTCCCCAACCGCTATCCCGCAACCACTCAATGTGCGTTCCCAACGTTTGGCCAACCGCCTCGTAATACGAAAGCACATGGATTGCGTTACGACCGGCGAACTGCACGATCCACATCGCAAAGGCATCGCTCTTCGCCCCAGTACCGCCTAAATCACAAAACGCCTTTATCGAAAGCAATGGGTCGCGCGTGACTTTTGTTATCCGGTTCTGCTCCTTAGCCTCGTTCAGATGCCTAGCAAAATAAGCTCCCGTGTGCGCGGAAGCATAATCTCCTAACCAAATATGCCCGTATTGCTCCGGTCTCAGTCTTTCGTCTTCTGCCCGGATCTGCTCCAAGACACTCGGAAACCAAGGATTATCCTTATAATTTACCTCTACAATCTTACTGTTAAGTGGTGGATTTATTCTAAAGCGTTGGTTTGTCGCGGATGCACGTCGCTCTGGGTTCCAAGTGCACCAAATCTCGGCCCCTTCCTCGCGTACTGTTGGTATGGCTTTCTGCCAGGCGACTTCACTAACCGGCTCCGCCTCATCGACCCAAAGAAGCCTAATGCGCGCCGTAGATTTAACGCTTTCGATGTTCCGCCGGAGGCCCACAAAAGTAAAGTCAATCCGGCCGTCTTTGGTGCGGATGTACTTTTCCCCAATCTCATAATTCTTAGCAAGCCACGGTTCTGACTCAATAGCTTGCTTGACTTCCGCCATGCTGCTTTCATCAAGCGAGTTTTGAAATTCTCGACCACAAACAATAACCCCGCTTTCCTTCGCCTGGGCGCAGCGTAATCCATAAACAGCAGCCATTTTTGCGAAGGATCTCGATTTTGCGGAACCCCTTCCTCCGAAGGCACCACGGTACAAGGCTTCCCCTGAGAATACCTCAACCAACTTCTCCGGCAGTTCAATCTGGCCGCTGTTCGACGAACGCATTAACTTTCCCTTGTCCAACCCATGCTGGACCGGGTACCCGGCAGGGTCGCAGGCCTGGGCGGCAAACGTCCCAGGTCGGGGCCCTCCTCGATGTTGTCGGCAAAGCAGTCGGGCGGCAATTCTACGGGATCGTATCGGGGCCAGTTCGGCACCGGCTGCGATTTGACCCGCTCCAAGGCCAGCCAGCGGTCGCAGGGCTCGGTTACCCGCTCGCCGCACAGCTTGCAAAACGGTAATGGCTTGGCCCAGAACTTCGGCTTGGTCATCCGGTCCCGCCGAGGATGTAGCCGGCAATAGCCGACAGTGCCGCCAACGCCGCCTCGCCCGATATCCGATCCTGCACGCACAGGATAGC